GATGCTTTCACACTAGGTGGACGTGCTGCAACGGCTGTTAAGTCTGTCATGAACCCTTCAGCTGAGTCTGTATCGGCTGTGTCTGACGTAGATTCTTACATGAAGAAAGCCCGTAACGCTTATTTGCTGGCTGCTAAGGGAACTCAAACTGAAGGTGACGCACAACGTGCTTGGGATGAGTTTGCAGGTAAACTTGACTTCTCCAGTGCTGAAGGTGCTAAACGATCTATTGGACGTATTAAAACAGAGTTGGAAACTCAACGTCAATCTAATGATGCTTACTTGAAGAGCCGTGGTATCTCTTCAGGCGCTGCCTTAGGCACTAAAGACAATCCAATCAAACTGAAATAAGGAAAGACATGCCTGTATATCAATATGAAGGACAACACTTTGACCTTCCTGAGGGGCTGTCTAATGAGCAAGCAATTGCTAAGATTGAATCTCATTTAGGTAAGACTCCAGCTGCTACGGAAGTACAACGTGGTCGACCAACAATGGCTAACGATCCTCGTCGAGTAGATCAAGCACAGCCTTCCTTTGTCGGTTCAGAAGCCTATAGCGCTCTAAAAGGCGCTGTAATCGACCCTGTACTAGGTTCTATTCAAACCTTTGCTGAACGTACTCCTTTAGGTACAACAGCTAATTTATTGTCTAAGTATTTGACAGGCACTTCTACAAGCGAGGCTGCTCGTTCTACTATCAATAAAGAACAACAAGCTTATGAGCAAGGTCGTCAAGCACAAGGTCGTGAAGGCATTGACGTTCCTTTGTTAGGCGGAGCTATTCTTAGCCCTGTAAACAAATTAACAGGCGGCGCAGGTGTTATTGGTACTGGTGCTATTCAAGGGGCTATCCAGCCTGTTGTAGGCGATCCAGAAGATTACCTTGCTACTAAGACCATGCAAGTAGGCGTTGGTGCTATTCTTGGTCCATTACTTGAGAGCGGTGTTAAGCTGTCAGGTGCTGCGTTGGAGCGTCTTAAAGGCCTTACTGAGTCAGGACGTACACAAGCAGTTAAAGACTACCTTGTTGAGATTATCGGCCCTGAGAATATCGGTAAAGTAACTAAGGCTTTGCAGTCTGCTCAGGAGATTGTCCCCGGAAGTAAGCCAACAGCTGCTCAGGCTCTTACAGAGACCCCTGAAGGTATGTTTGTTTCTGCTGCTGAGAAGCAAGTGGCTAAGACATCCATCCCAATGCAACAGCAGTACACAGCTCAAGAGGCTGCACGTCAGGCTGAGTTGTCTAAGATTTCAGGCACTGCTGAACAAGTTGCTTCTGTGGAAGCTGCACGTCAGGCCACTGGTCAGACTCGTGAAGCTGCCTTGGCTGAGGCCGATACTGTTAAAACAGCGGCTGACGCTATAACTAAAAATGTTATGGGTGAGGCTAACCGTCTTGTTAATGCTCGTGGAAGTTCTTTTGTTTCCGGTGAAGGCGTACCCACAACAGACATCTTAGCTGGCGCTAAGCAGAAAACAGCTGACTTAATTACCTATCAAAAACAGACTCTTGCTGATTCAGGTTTCTTTCCTTTAGAAGCTAAAGGTGTTGTCTCTGAGATTGATAAAGCTATTGCAGGTACATCATCTGATCTGTCCAAAGCTGTTCTAGGATTAGCCAAAGATAAGATATTGTCTAAAGCCGACGAAAACGGTTTTATCAGTAGCCGTGACTTGTATGACAATGTCCGTAAAACATTGAATCAAGACATTGAAGCTTTCTTGCAGCAAGCAGGTAAGCCATCCCAAGGCGGTATTCCTCAACAGGCTGCTAAAGCCGCAGGTAATGTTAAGTCTTTCATCGATGCTTCCTTAAATAAATCTTCTAACGGTTTATGGGGCAAGTACATCGGGGACTTTGCTGGTCATAGTCAGAAACTAGATCGCATGGCTATCGGTCAGGCCCTAAAAGAAAAACTAGGTGTTCCTTTAGACAACGTGGAACGTGCTGGTTCTTTTGCACAGGCTGTTCAAGACTCTACTTCACTCATTAAAAAATCTACAGGTATGCCTCGTTATGAGAACCTTAATCAGATTTTGACTGCTGAGGAAACAGGCTCTGTAAACAAGGTTCTTGCTGATCTTCGTCGTCAAGAATTAGCTGCTACACAGGGTAAAAGTGTTCGTGCTCCCGGCTTTACTGAAGAAGCTCCGTTGCAAGGTGTTAACTTGTTGAGCCGTCCTATTACACTGGCTAAAGAAGTGTTGCAGATGCTTACACGAGGTACTAAAGCGCAGTTTAATGGAAAGATGGCTGAGTTGTTAAGTGATCCTCAAGCATTAGCTGTATTCTTACAGTCTGGTCCTATAAGCGGTCAACGTAAGTTGGTTGAAGCTATCAACAAACGCTTAGATCCTTCTACTCAAAGTGCTTTCATTCAAGCTGTGGGCGTACAAGGGTTGACTAAGGAACTTGGTCAGAATCCTCAGTAACTATGCCTCTCATAATCCTTGCTGGTGCTCTCAAGGCTGTTGAGGCTATCCAGCAGGGTTGTGAGCTATACAAAGAGTACAAAGGTGTAGTCCTACAGGCTAAGGAGACCTTCGATGAAGCTAAAGGGCAAGTCGAGGAAGTCCTAGGCCTGTGGGAGTTCATCAAGAGTAAGTTATTCCCTTCACCTGAGAAACCACCTGATGCTGCACCGCCTGAGACTAAGACAGAGAAGAAACAGAAAGCTCCTAAGGTCACACGAGAGTCTCATAGTGAACAAGACATAAAGGCTGATCTCATAAAGAACTTGAAGGTATTCTTCAAGGCCATGATAGCTTTAGACAAGAAGATAGCTGAGCAACAGCTACGTATAGATACTCAGTACATTGAGCCTGATGAGTTACTTGATGTCTCCCTTGACTTAGTTATAGCTAAGAAGGAGATGGAGAAGGCTCAGAAGGAGATCAGAGAGGTAATGATCTACCAGAGTCCTCCTGAGTTAGGTTCTCTGTATACCGATGTTATTGAGATGTTTGGGATAGTGCAAGAGAAACAAGAAGTAACTCACTTGTTAGCGATTAAGAATAGAAAAGAAGAAGTATTAAGAAAAACTAGACTAGTCAATAAGATTAGGAAGCGTATAGCGTTGGTCGTAGTAATGATTATAGTAGTACTGGAAATATGGGGACTAACAGCAGCAATTCTTCTAGCGAGACACTCTACGTAAGCTTCCTTGTGCTGCTTACGTTACTGTTTTGTATTATTTTACCTTTTGAACTGTACTTATATATTATCGTAAAGGACGCTGTTGCAGCGTGTAAGGCATCATCATGAATGACATATTATCAGGACTGCTTAAAAATGTAGCACCCGGCTTAGCTACTGCTGTGATGGGGCCTATGGGCGGCATGGCAGTTAAGGCTATTGCGTCTAAGCTAGGTGTGGAAGATTCAGTTGAGGCGGTGGCTGCACACCTTCAGGCTAACCCTGATGCAGCTTTAAAGCTTCGTGAGCTAGACCTTAAAGAATTAGAACTAAACAACGCTAATACAGACAGTGCTAGGAAGATGAACGCTGAAGTGCAGAACTCAGCTAATGCGTCTTGGCTAGCAAAGAACATTGCATATTGTATTGACGTAGTAATTGTTACAAGCACTATTGGTCTTACATATATGTTGATGTCTCAGCAAGTACCCGCAGACAACAAGGAACTGGCTCTTATGGCTTTTGGCTCTCTTGTTACTTTGTGTGGAACTGTTGTGAATTTCCATAGAGGCTCTTCTCAGGGCAGTAAAGATAAATCAAAGGGTTAAATCTAAATGAAGCTAAAAGATATAGTGGTAGTTACAGCAGCGGGTTCTCTCGTTGCAGTCGTGGTGGTAATGATGTTCATGTTTATCATTGCTTTGTTGGACCCTCAAGTCGATGACGGTGCAATCTTCTCTATTATTGGCCCTGCCTTCCAAACTATCGTTGGTGGCTTTATCGGTCTGATTACAGGTATCAACATTAAAGGAGCTGATGATGCAGCTGAGTGAGCACTTTTCATTGGACGAAGCGACTTACAGTGAGACTGCTGTTCGTAACGGTATTGACAATCAACCTTCATCTCTCCAGTTGGAGAACATGAAAGTAGCAGCTCAGAAACTTGAGCAACTACGTGCTGTTACTGGCCCTCTGAAGATTAACTCTTGGTTGCGTCTACCAGCTGTTAACGTGGCTGTTGGAGGCTCTAAGATCTCTTCTCACATGGACGGGTGGGCTATCGACGTATCTAGCTCTAAACTGACTCCTTTGCAACTGTGCCAAGAAGTACAGAAAGCAGGTATCAAGTTTGACCAGATGATCCATGAGTTTGGTCGTTGGATGCACATCAGCTTTGCACCTGAGATGAGACAACAAGAGCTAACTATCTTCCGTCCTGAGAACAAGTACAAGCCCGGTATCTTGACTGAAGAACAGTACCATAAGGCGTAAGCCGTAAAGCCTAAAAAGAAAGCCCTCTAATGAGGGCTTCTTAGTTTCTACTATATGAAGATGAAAGCTACTGTAAAGAAGCCTAAGTGAATAAGAATTGCATTACACATTTCATACTCACCTTCCTCTAACTCCACTATAGCTTCATCGGTATGGAGGATACCCACTACGAGACCCCCTGTCCATGATATGTCTATTACCATTCTGCATCCTTAGTGTATTCCATGTAAGGGACTGAACGCACCAGAGGGAACTTCTCTTTGAATGCTTCAATGCTCATATCCTTGCCTAGCATAATCTCGACGTAATCAACACCTTCAGCTTTGAGCTTAGCCTTTAGTGTGTCACATCCGGGACAGTTAGGTTTGCTATATACGATTGTTTTCATCTTCTAAAGCCCCCGAAGGGGCCTCCTTTCTTAGGCCTATCGGATAGGGCAAGCACCAGACGCACATTCAGCATCGTCAAGGCCAATATTAGCTTCGTCAATAGCGGTGATAGTACGTGTGTTAGCAACCAGTTCATTGTACTGTTCCTCAGTGATTTCCTCTAGAGGAGCTTGCTTGAAACCATGCTCAGAGTGCAACAAGAAGGACAAAGACTTATGGTTTGCTTTGTAGTTCTTTTTCAAGTACTTCTTGATCTCAGGCAGCTCTTCCATGCGGTAATAGACAGTACAAGATACAGAGTTATCACTCCAGACTTCCTGCAACCACTTAACTGTCTCCAGCTGAGAGATAGCAGTCATGTCCTTAGCCAACACAGCATGATCTGGGTGACGGAAGGGGAAGCTAACAACCACTGTTGAACGATCTTCTGAACCATCAAAGTTCTGCTGATACTCTACATGGTAGCCGTGATCCTTACAGACCTGAACCAAGGCATGGTTAGAGCTGATACGGATACGACGAATCATGAATCGAGCGTAAGCAGGATGACAGCCGGGAGTAACACCGGGCAACAGAGACAGAGTACCTGATGGTTTAACTGTAGTCAGCTTGATAGACTTGTTAAAGCCATGCTTAGCTGAGTACTCATTGTCAAACTCACGAATCTTACCGTATGTCTCGCTCAACCATGATTTTTGCTCTTCGGTTGACTGCAACACACCCGTGATACCAATACCCATTCGCATATTTTCGTGAACGATAGCCTCTGTGACCTTTTGGTGACACTGGAGCGCCAGCGAGTGCTTGTTGATACGATACAACAAAGTAGAAACATCAAGAAGTTCTTCTTTGCTTGTGATATTAGGTAAGAATACTTCTGCAAGACAACAGGTTTCACCATCAGCCAAAGACTGTTCAGCGCATGGGTTATAGCCCTGTACTTTGGGATCTGGATACTGAGTTTCACCCAATCGTCCGATCTTTCGTGAGAGCTTGAGGTTGATAAGACCATAGGGTTCGCCTTTGCCTTCATAACCATCCCAGAAGAAGTCGTGCAGATCTCCAATATCGTGACACACGACTGAGTTGTTGGACATGGCTCGCCAGCTGGGGATATTTCCCAAGTCCCATCGCTTAGCAAGTAAATATTCCACATCATCGGCATCTCCAATAGCGATCTGAGCACTACGACGCACGTTACCTGCAACGACAACAGCACCGATAATGTTCATAATGTCTAAGCAGTCCACGGGACGCAACTGCTTACCTGCACGTTTCTCCAATACCTTAGAGATCTGCTCAATACCCCACACCAAGTCTTCTGGACCTGAGGCTGTACCGCCAAAGCCCTTGATAGGAGCCCCTTTAGAACGGATCAGCTGTGTCGAGTAGGAGAATGTTTGCTTACCTGAGCTATGAGCCAAGAAAGCAGCTTTGAGCGTCTTACCAAGAAGAGCAACCCAACCTTCACGACTATCAGGAACGATAAAATCAGCCCCGCTATCGCTAGAACGAGTAGGACACTTAAAATCCAGATTAACTGGAGGAAGTTTATTAACATTTTCTCTCTGAATGTTGTAGCCCACGCCTGAGCCTAGCATCAGCATATCCATAGCCCAAGTGAAGGGCTCCACTGGTTTGTCTACTGTACGGAAAGCACAGTTTTGAAGGGAAGACAAGCCAAGTTTATCGACTGTATCTGTCCCTAATTGCCACCAGAAACGACCTGCTACAGAGCCTTTTAGACCAAGCAGATAGCTACGTAGGCGCTGCTCTTCAGCCTCTGTAAAGCCGCAGTTCAGCTGTTTGTCACAGGCTTTAATGACACGTTCTACAGTGTCAGGAAACTCCTCTGTAGGGCTGTTGATGTCGTTTTCGTCCAAGCGACGAGCATAGGTACGTTTGTAAGTCAAATAGCCTACAGAAGACCAAGGTGTCAAAGTTGTCATGTTTTCTTTCATTGTACGTTATCGAGGATAACTCTGTTATTTTTAGAGGGCAGGTATTTTAGTACGCTTCGATCATCTTGTCAAGATACCATCGAGCCTTTTTGAGGTCTTCTACACCGTTTTTGTCCATGAAGCGCATTAAGTACTGCATAAGTTGTACATAATCTGACTCAAAAAGAGAAGAATTACCCGGATAAGGTAATGTATTTTGAAGTTTTTCACATAGTTTAGCAAGCACATGACGCACTTCAATGCCTTCATCTTCAAAGAGCATGTAATGCTTTGGTTTACTTACCACATCGTAGTAAGCTGTACCATTTAAGCCAGCTTGATACTCTTCAATTTCTTTAATTGTTGGTTTACTCACTGTATTTCCTTTGTAAGTATTCGATTGATAAGAAAAGCTCATCAAAATGACCATCGTTGACTTCATTCATGACCAGTAAACCTCGCCAATGACGGTTACTTAGCTTGTCCATGTAATCTTCATCATGAAGGTAGTAACTACCGGCAACAATAGCACAAATAGGCTTTCCATCAGCACGTTTACCATAAGCTACCTGTTTCCCTTGTTGGTGGCCAGCCACGCATGACATATGAAGTTTGCTAATAATAGCAGCTGGAGAAGCAGCAGGTCGACCCATGGCGCCAACAGGCCAATAGTGACTGAAACCAACACCATTGATAAAAACAGGGTGAAGAAACTCATGTACTTCCCAATCTTTCAAGTCAAGGTCATCATAGGTCAGTAGGCCTTCGAGCATAGGGTTATTATTAACAGCCCTTGTGAGTCGATTCTCATGGTTACCCTTCAAGAAGACCATACGAGGCTTATAAGGCTTATGCTTGGACTTCTTCTGGGTCTCCTGAAGCTCTTTGAGAGGCTTTAAGAGCACTTCCATGCCCTTATTACCAGCTTCTACGTCAGCTAGGTAGCGTTTACCTTCAAAGTACTTGCTACCTGCTTTGTCGTGGCTGCTAAGGCTAGGGAAATCCCAATGATCCCCTAGATGAACTACCACGTCTGGACGGTACTCACAGATTGCTTTCCCTGCCCATGTAAGATGCTCTTGTGGAGCGTCGGGCTTGCACTGTGTATCTGGAATTGTTAAGATTCTCATGCTTCACCTCTTAATGTGGTTTCACCACGGGCTCGGATTCGGTTGGCAATGCCTACTGCTGTTCCGTTTTGTGAAGGCATAGAAGTAAGTGATATGTGATGTTCATATTTGCAATCATCAGCCACCTTTGCACACGCCTCACGCTCTTTAGCAGCTACCAGTTCGGCAAAAGCTTCAAGCCTTTCTAAATCAATTTCAACTTCTTCGCCGTCAGATAGGGTTTGCACACCGTAATCTGATAACCATGCGTTACGAGCCATCTCGATGATTTCTTCGTGTGTCATTCAGGCTTGCTCACTTCGTAGACTTCAGGATAAGACAACAAGAGCTTTTGAAGCACTTCGTCATTCAAACTACGTCCATAGCCAGCATGACCTTCTTGGTTAAAAGGGAAGGCAACCGAGTAGTACACCTGTTCTTTGATGTTGTAGCCGTAATGAGCTTCCAGAGCGTCTAAGACTGTATCCAAGACCTCCATCCAAGTGCCTTCATGAGGCTCAACAAAGACTGTATGTACAGGTTTTACTGTCTCACCATGTTCGTCTACCCACTCAGGTGTGTACATCTCAAAAGCCCAATAACCATCTTCATACAGCTTAGGGTCTTCTTCTACAAAGGTAGTAGGCTTAGTCAGTAAAAACATAAAGTTTTCTTTACTGCGAGCCCAAAAAGTTTTTAAAATGTCAAACATAGTTGTTTCCTTCTGTGTTGGTTTGATTATCAATTTGAAATAGTCGTCAAGTGTCATTGAAGTCTCCATCTACAGGGTGATAGACAGCCCACTGTGTTTCAAAGATTCCGTTACCGTAGTCTTTAATAACCGGTGAGGTCTCTATCATTCTACACCCTAATCGAGGATGATCTACTACGTACACCTTGTACCCTTTAGTCCAATCAGGGATGAACATCGGAGGTTTATAGTGCACTACCAATTTCGCCATATAGCTCCTTTATCGTTGGAAACTGTTCAAAGATAATATCACGACATTGATTAGCTACGTCACTCATAAAGTGTTCCCCTCATGTAATTGTCGTTTAGCTGCAACATAAGCAGAGTGTGCCTCTTCTTTAGAAGAAAATAATCCAAGATATTCCTTCTTTCCTTCACTTTGTATAGCGGCTCTCCATTTTTGACAGCCTTCATGCCAAGATACACCTAAAACTCCAGAAGAAGAGTGGCTAGGCGCTTGTTTACGATTTTGTAAATTCACAGACTTAGAAACATCACGTAAATTTGAAATACGATTATCGTCTTTTACTCCGTTGATGTGGTCTATATCCTGCTTAGGATGTTCCCCATAATACAAAAACCAAGCAAGACGATGAGCAAAAAAGGTTTGACGATTTACAGTCAATCGACGATAACCGCGCTCATCTGTCCACCCGGGCTGTATGGTACGGGTCTCTCGTTTACGATTAGTAACATTCTTCGTAAAAAGCCCTGTTTCAGGGTTGTAGACAACCTTATGATATTTTAGTTCCATTGAAAGCCTCCATCACATTAGGAAAATGTTCTTCAAGAATTTTAGCACACTGTACAGCAACATCTCTGTGTTCTTTCTGGGTAGCTACATCAGTTCGTATATCCACATAGTGTAACCAGCTACGCAGAGTACCGTTCATGTACATACGTGAGACAGTTAAGCCTTCAGGTAGCAACACACGAGCACACTCCTTAGCGATACCTTTGTCTAGAGCTGCTGAGTACAGGAACTTAGCTTCAGTGATTAACCTACGCTGAGCACCTTCAAACCAGTTCTGTAAGCTGATGTCATCAGTGTACAAGCTGTTCTGTCGGTTCTTCTCATCCTGCATCCTAGCTTCAGAGTTCTGAATGAAACCTTCTGAGACTGCGTAACGCTGTGAGAACTCTTGGAAAGAGAAGCTACGGTGACGTAAGATCTGACGAGCTAT